GCATCGTTGATGACCATGCGCTCATCATCCATCAAATCTTTACCGATCGCGATGTTGCCGGTTGGCAAGGTGTGGACAAGGGGGCGACCGTCTGCGGAGACGCCGCCGAAGTTGAGAGCCCCGCCACGCATCGAGAAATTATCCAATACCCCGTCGTCATGAGCCAGCAACACAGGGTCCACCACACGATGGCCCTGCTTAAGCACCGTCTTTTTCTCTTCATTGAGCACCTTCAATGATGGGAGAACAAGCATCGCCGGGGATCGTCCGTTGATCTCTCCGGGGGCCACGACGTATCGACTGATCGCGTAAGGGAAACTCGCGTACCCTTCGTCCATCAAGTGTGTGGCGCCTTCCATCGCGACGTACTCGGAGCGGTACGGTTGCCCCTGTGCGTCGAGCCGATTGGAGTTGTAATCCTCTCTCGGCGTCACGTAATGAAAGAAGATAAACGGATCATCGTATTTTTTAGAATCGTTGGCTGCTTGAATGATTTTTTCAGGAAGGCTCGACGCGCCGAACTTTTGTGCCGCCTGTCGAGCAGTGAGCGGAAATCGTCGAATAACGGTATCGATAATGCCTTGGTGATTTTCGCAAAACCGAACTTCCCCCAGATGGACCGCGCGGTATCGCAGTCCTTTTCCGTAACGCGGTTGGAGGCGATCGATGAACGTGCATCCGGTTCCAAAGGCGCCGAGGGCCATGTAGTTTTCATGTTGTTGACTCGCAAAGTTTGCGGCGGGTGCGTAGCGGTACTTAAATAGCATTTGCGTGAGTTCGTCGAACCACAATTGCACGTTCCGCCGTTTCTTGAGGGCCGGGTCTGACGGTTGGAGGCTGTGCCATTGAGAATTGCGCGGCGTCAACATCGACTCCATCGCTGCGGCAAAGCGCGTGAGCGCGAGGGCGCCCGTCGCGTCGTACATCTCTTCGTTGTGGAGTTGAAAGGGTTTCGTCACCCCGCCCGCCGCAGGACCCGACGAAAACGACCCCGCGTAATTGGGCAGGATGCGCCGGGCGATTTCCTCACACACCGAATCCAGAGACCCGCGGGCCGCACCCGCACTATCCCATCGCTTGATGATGTTGCGCCCGCGTTCGTCGTTGTCGTGGATCGCTGGATTGGGCATCGCGGTTATCGGTACCCATGCCGCCACGGGCCGCGCCCGTTGGTTTGGTTGACGGCATTCAGGTTCGCCTGAGAGCTTTGACTGTTTTGGCTGACATTCGACCCAGATTTCGAGAGCCCGTCACCGATCAAGGCCCCGGCCCCAATCATCCCGCCCGCCTGAATCACCGGCCCCATCAAACTTGTGACAAAGCCGGTTTGCACAAATACCTGCATATCGTTCATCTTATCCGATCGGCAGTGCCCATCGTTGTTCAAGAACACCCGTTCACACCATCCGACGACGACCAGACTTTGAGAAATCGCCGCGGGTCGGTCAAGTACCTCTACTTGCAAGTCCCCCATTTGGTAGGACTTCGCTTGCGAGCATCCAGTCAACATGGTCACGGCAATCAACACGAACAGCGCGGCGTATCGCATCTCAGTACCCTCCTAAGAATTTTTTGACTTTCGGCGCCGGGGCGTCATCCGGCGAGGTGAGCATATTGGCCGCACGACCACGGCCCGCGCGCACGCGTTCCGCTTCGGCCAAGGCATCGAGCTTTTGCTGTGCGGTGGTGTCGGTGTTGTTTTGTTGCCCGAGCACCGGCATGGTATGCAGCGCCGGGGCTTCCGGCGTCATGGAGTCCGCCCCCATGCCCATGACCGCGGCGATCTGCGCGCCTCCGGGGATAAACCGGAGGGGCCCGCCTGCGGCCGCGTTGACGGGATTATCGTTGCCGAGATCTTGGAATGGTTTCTTTTGCGCCGCTTCGGAGAGGCCGAGGGTGCCGAGTGCTGCGAGAGATCGAAAGACAGGTCCGCCGCCCATAGATGGTGTCTCCTATTTAACACAGTACGATTTGACGTATCTCATGAACACAGCGGATAGTCAAGATCTTGCGCAACTCTCTGCCGGCCGGCGATTGAGGCCCGCGCGTCCCTGCGTGCGACTCGGGTTGCAAAGGTGAGGGCCAACGCGTCGCCATCGTCGGGGGATCGGAAGCCCTTGCCTTTGAGCGATTCCTTGGACTCCAGCATAATCTTATCCTTCGCCTTCCCGAAGTAGTCGTACTCCGGAGAGGTGAGGTCCCCAAAGAGCCGCGGGTCCGAATCGATGGATCCCCCGCCCAACCAGTCGCGCATCTTCGCCCACATCTCCGTGCGCTTGTTCGCCCACTCGGGGGATTCCGCATCGGAGCCGAACCAGACTTCGTGGACCTTGTACTTCCGCTCCCGCAGTCGGTCGATCACCCCCGTCCCGTTGCCGGCGTCGATGTTCACGGCGTCCGGTTGGATGGTGTCGATCCATCGGGCAATCTCGTTGGCGACATACATGTTGTCGCGGTTTTTAAAGCGGACTGGCGCGATCGAGCGGGCGTCGCGGCCCTGTCGGAAGCGGAGGACGGTGGAGTCGTCCCCGTATCTGGCGATGTCTACGCCCATGATCAGCGGGGCGTACTTGTCGGGGACGACGGCGCGGGTTTGGGCGCCGGACACGAGTGTGTTGGAGATGAATTGTCGGTTCCCTTGGGCGGGGAATTGGCCGAGGACTTCGACGCGCACGGTGTCGGAGTCAATGCCGTATTGTTCGACCATGCGATTAAATAGGGCGGTGTCAGTACCTTCAACGGTTCTCGAATCAAGTTGTCGTAGCTTCCAGTATGCTCGATGATTATTAAAGCACTCGAAAAATCCGCCCGAGTTACGCCGCGGGTTACTAGCCACCACCCAATACCGATCAAGCACCGGCTCAGTAAAGAAGCCTTCTGTAACATTAAAGATGGGGACAGGGATACCGGAGGCTTCGTCATAAATCACCATCACGCCATACGGGTTGTGGACGCCGGCAAAGGCGTCCGGGTTTTCTTCTGACCACAATTGGCCCTGTGCGTAGTAATACCCACAGTCCATCGACAATTGTTCCACGAGATGTTTTTTAAACCACTCCGCGGGCTTGACGGAAAGCACCGTCGTTTCAAACCAATGCGCGTTTAACAGGAGCGTCGTCCATTTGCTCACCTCTGCGAAGGTGCGGGTCTTTAACTGGGGCTCCGTGTTGGCGGTGACGATGCAGGTTGAGCCCAGGCGCGTCGTCATCATCCAATCCACCAACCAGGAAATCTTGGCTGTTTTGCCCACGCCGCGGCCGGATGCCGTCGCTTCGCGCCACATCTCCGGGGCGAGGCCGAGGTCGATCACCCCCTTCTGCTTTTTGATGTGCTCCGTGATCGCCTGCAAGTCGTCGCGCTGCCAGGATCGAGGACCCTTCATGTTGCACAGCGGCGTGTTGGCCTTCCCCCAGGGGTAGGCGAAGAGGACGAACTGTTCTAAGTCGTCGGCGATCTGCGGGTCCCAGAGCTCCGTCATGAGGGCTTGTTCGTCTTGTGGGGTGTATTTCATGTGTTGGTCCTGCGGGTTGAGGCGACGATCGGAGTGTATCATTTTTCCCACACGTTTTAAAAAATTTTCAAAAAATTTCAAAATCATGGTCGAGTGTGTGCAAGGGTCCCGTAAGGTGACACGGCCTGATCTGAACGGCCCCCCACCCCCCGGTGGCACCCCCCTATCAAGAGGATCGTTGCATCATAGGCGATTCGCATCGCTTACCCTTATTTGGCATAGACATTGCTTGTAGTTGACATAATGGTTCTTATGAGACATTACTTATATGTCATATACTTATACGTACTCACCCTGTGTATAGCTGCAATGCAGTGGAGTAGAGGCATAAAACCCTTTATTATCAATCGTCCAGTGGATTGATAGGCTGCTGTGGTGTTACGTCGATAATCCTCGTTCGACTCTTTGCCTCAGTAATTGCGCCCTTCACATCCACTTTATGATGGGTGATTTGCACTCGGTCACCGAATCGTTCAGGGTGATACGCTTTCAAGAGTGTGGTGTAGGCGCTGAGTTGAACCCTCAACAATGCTGGATCAGCGTCCGGATTGTCTTCGACGATGAACCTCACCTTATCTTGCAACAACAACATGCCCGCGGTGACAGCGTCCTGCATCCTCTGGGCAAACAACGGATTGTTCTTTAATTCCTGGCAGAATAGATAGTAACTGCAACCCATCGCAAGATAAATCCTACGGATTGATTGACCTTCATAGGCTGCCTGGATAGCTGCTTCGTGATTCATTTTGTGCTGAACTAGCATCGATTTCTCCGCTTGTTTAGTATGTTAGTCAACTTTATCCGTGTTGTTTAAGACACACCTGCATGGCCTAAATAATACACCTGTCTCTTTTTGTTTCCACTTGCTTTTTTGCAACCGCTTGTTTTTCGCGTGGTTATGTTTGGCAC